GATGGAGACATCGAGGCAGACGAGAGTGCAGATAAGATGTACGGCTCATGCTTTGAGTTATGCTGGAGCAAGGCTAAACATAAGCGAGATATTGCCCGGGTAAAATGGGCAGGCATATTCGGTACAGAAAAAGAATTCGACCATAAACGGCATCACCCTACACAAAAGCCTATAAGGCTCGTAGAGTGGTTCCTCACCAAGTACACCAAGACAAACGACATCATAGTAGACCTATTCGGAGGTAGTGGCTCTACCCTTATCGCTGCCGAGAAGAATAACCGCTCGGCCCGGGTAATGGAGATAGACCCTCATTACTGTGATGTCATCCGCAAACGATGGACCGCATGGGCAAAAGAAAATCATAGAGAGATAGGCTCGGGAGGACTCGAATGAAACTTAGAGAACTTGCATTTTTATGGCTGTATATCGCTCTTATTTTAGAGAGCATTATATTAATTTACATCATGAGGGGATAGCAGATGAATGCATCAGAGATAAAGATAATAGAGTCAGATGTAAAGAACTCACACTACTACCCGGATGACTACTCTCCATGCAATACATGCATCAATCGCAATGGCAAGGAGTATGCTCAAATCTGTCTGACCTGTGCATACTTTTATAAAAGCAGATACAGTCCGAGACATCCGGAGGCAGATATTAAAAAGATTTATGCCTCGAAAATACAATAGTTAAAAGGGGAAAAAAATGGCAAAGAAAATCACAGAGCAGGAAGTGCTCAAGGCAATAAAAGATACTCAAGGCCTTATATCTAAGATTAAACGCAACCTCGAGAAAATCAAGGGAGAGTCTATCTGCTGGCAGACTGTCGAGAAGTATGTAAACATGTGGCCATCATGTGTAGATGCGGTCAAGGCAGAAAAGGAGGCAATGCTCGACCTCGCAGAGAATAACGTATTCAAGGAACTCTCCCGGGGTGATGCATCCATGTCTAAATGGTATCTCAAGATGAAAGGACAGGACAGAGGCTACATCGAGACTCAAGAGATTAAGATGGGCAATAATGACCCTCTCAATATCAATCTCAATACGCAGACGGCAGAGGAGCTCAAGTCCTCATCTATGGTAGAGGTGGGAGATGGCTCAGAAGAAACCCTCTCAGATACAGCAGAATAGCATCACACCATTTATACATCAGACTCAGATAGTATGTGCTCCGGATGCGTTTCCGGACATATCCTATTTTTTTCTCTGTGGAGGATACGGATGCGGAAAGTCCTTTTCAATAGTCCTCGAGATCATAAAACTGTCTAAACAATACCAAGGCGAGGATGTCACTATCGGACTCTGCTCGACCACCATCACCCTCTTAAAAAAGACAGTCATCCTAGAGCTCGAGAAAATATTCAAAAAGACCGGGTCTGTCTTTACTTATAACCAACAGGATAACATACTCACCATCGGCACTATCCGATTCCTCTTGATTGCGACCGGGCAGCCATCCGACATCTATGGACCTAACATCCACATCTGCCTCTGCGACGAGATAGACGAGCTCCCGGAACTCAAGGCTATCGAGGCTCATAAGGCTCTGTCAGAACGTACCCGATTGACTCTCCCGGATGGCCGTAAGCCATTTGTCATGTATTTTTCTACATGCCATGGATACAGAGGACTCTATAAGATTATACAGAAACTCAAGGCAGACAAACTCAAGTATGTAAAGGTCCGGGGTCTCACTAAAAACAATACTAGCTTGGACCCTCAGTATGTAAAAAATCTCTATGCCATCTATGATGATGCAGAGAGGATGGCCTACCTCGAGGGCATGTTTGTCAATCTGCAATCCGGTCGAGTCTATGCATCTTATGATGAGGCAACCTGTAAGTGTAAGCCATTCGAGATAACTCCGGACTATACTGTGATGGTAGGTCAGGACCTGAACTCCGGATTCTCCAAGGCTGCCGCTGTCATCAAAAAAGACAAGTGCCTCTATATTGCCCGGGGATGGAGTTTCAAGGAAGTCGGAGGTGCTCCATCTATTATGAGGCAGACCTACCCTCAGAACGATGTCCTATGGTTTCCGGACTGTAGCGGAAAGGAAATCCTCAAGGGGTATAAGCAAGAGATTTTAGATAACGGAATTCAATGTCGCATCGGTACGGCAAACCCTCGCATCCTAGACCGAGTCTTTTATGTCAATAAACTATTCAAGATGGGACTCCTCAAAGTCTTTGATTGCCCGGAGACAGACATGGTATCTGAGGCATTAAAAGTCAGAGCTTACAACGACCTCGGCCAACCGGAGAAAGGCAAGGGAGAGGATGCTCCGGACCATATCTGTGATGGCCTTGAGTATGTCATCTACAGAATTGTGCGTAGTGACCCGGACTTTATGAACTTGAGGGAACTCTCGAGAGAAAACGTCAAGGAGCATGGCTACCTCAATATAAGCGGACAAGTCGCATAGTCTCTAAAAAGTCCAAGTGACTATAGAGGCATGGAAGAAACACAACTCAATTTATTCGACTTTCCGAAAATGGAGATCACTAACAAGATACGGCTCATCGAGCTCTTTGGTGGCATCGGCTCACAGGCAATGGCACTCAGAGACATCGGTGCAGACTTCGAGACTTACCGGCTAGTGGAATTCGATAAGTATGCGGTACAGAGTTACAATGCCATTCATGGCACCCACTTTACTACAACCGACATCCGGGATGTACATGGACCTGACCTTGGCATCTGTGACCGGGATAAATACACATACATCATGACTTACTCATTCCCTTGCACCGACCTGTCTGTGGCTGGCAAGATGAAAGGCATGAGCAAAAAGGATTGGAAGTCCGGACAGTCTACTCGCTCCGGGTTACTGTGGGAGGTAGAGCGAATCCTCAATGAACTGAGCGATGACGAGCTCCCTCAAGTGCTCCTCATGGAGAATGTCCCACAGGTACATGCAGAGCAGAATGCAGAGGACTTCGAGTCATGGCTCGCATTTTTAAGAGGCAGAGGCTATCACAATTTTTATAAGGACCTCAATGCCCGGGACTTCGGCATCCCTCAGAATCGAGACCGATGTTTCTGCATCAGTTATCTGAGCAAGGACTTTGTGGAGTATGACTTCCCGGAGGCTATCCCATTGACCACAGTTATGAGAGATTATCTCGAGCCACATGTGGATGAAAAATACTACATCAATACAGATAAGGCTAAGGCCTTGGTAGAGGAACTCATCGACACCGGGGTCCTCGAGTCAGACAAGACAAGACAAGACAAGACAGCATGCCGATGCTGAGGATGCCTGTCAAGAGACAGTAGTCCTCCGCAATTTTGCAAACGACAATCCTAACTACCCGGTACAGTACCAACTGTCAGATGTGGCTGCCACAGTTATGGCCCGGGAGTATAAAGGTCCGGCCAACTTTGTAGCCATGAACGGAGTTATACAAAAAGCATAAGGGAGGCAGACATGGCAGATGTAAAACGACTAGGCAATATCTATGACAATAAAAAATATACCGGTAAAAACTTTGCCGGAAATGTGTGGGACAGCAACTGTCTCTCACCAGCTCTCAGCACCATGGAGGGAGGTGGCAGAGAGCCTATGATTGTAGAGAATTTTTATGAGAGCCGGGAGCCAAGAGTGTATAAAGATTATGCTCCTACATTGAGAGCAGAAAGGGAGGGACTGAAAGTGGTAGAAGAGGCAAAGGTCCTCGGTGGTCTGACCACCGAGCTTAAAAGCAATAACGGAACTCAATATTATCAACAGGACAGAGTATATGGCTCGGATGGACTTGCAATGTGCGAGCCTGCCAATCTCCCGGGAGGAAGTTATAAGTATCTCGTAAAAGAGCAGATTCCGGCAGACCACATCGAGATCGCACAGGCTACCAAGGGTGGCTCAATCAAGTGCAAGGTCGGAGGATGCTATAACTCCAACTATCCGGACTCTAAGACTCGCAGAGGCAGAGTGCAAGAGGATGGAGATGTCACACCTACTCTGACAGTCGCAGACATTGAAAAGATAAACTATGTAGAGACAAAATACCGCATCCGCAAACTCACCCCAAAAGAGTGCTGGCGACTCATGGGGTACACCGATGAGGACTTCGATAAGGCTCAGAGCTCCGGAGTGAGCAATAGCCAATTGTATAAGCAAGCCGGAAATGCAATAATTCGTCAGGTCTTGATGGCTCTCTTTTTACAGATGGGCATTCAAGGTCATAAGCGATGGAACGAGGAGCATAAGGCATAATGATAAAAGCAATAGAATTTGATGGTCGTAAATACTACATAGACTCCCGGGGCATAGTTTATAACTCCCGGATGAGAGAACTGAAACAGCAGACATGGCATACCGGATATAAACATGTATTTATCGGAGGTCATAACAGGACCATCCATCGTTTGGTCGCAATGGCATTTATGCCCGGATATTCTGAGGACTTACAGGTGCACCATATCAATAAGGACCGGGCCGACAATCGCTTGGAGAACTTACAGATGATGCCATCGCATGCCCACCAAAAATTGCATAATCAGATATATCCTCTGACCAAGACATGCGAAGTATGTGGCCGGGAGTTTACTCCACATCCCACAAAGCGACAGAGAGCTCATGTCTGCTCTGAGGCATGCAAGGTAGCTCTTGACCGGATGCATGCAAGAGAGAGACAGAGACCTGTAATTCAACATGATCTCCTCGGAGTAAAAATCCGGACATGGGAGTCTGCTCGAGATATACAAAGAGAGTGTGGCTATTTTGAGTCTAATATCAATAAATGCTGTAATCATAAAATTAAGACTTATAAAGGATTCCGATGGGAGTATGCATAACTCTATTTAGCAGACTATAGATATATGGACTCATTACAATCTATTTTCGAACTTATCAAGAGCGATAAATATTCTACAGAGGATGCTCGCAGATTCTACAAACCCGGAGACATATCTCAGACCACCGGACTCCAAAAGCAGCCGGATGGGTCATGGAAAGAGCCTCGGGGTAAACAGACTCAGTCAAAGCCTCGAGTCCTATCGGCAGAGATGAGGATAAAAATAAGACCGGGCACTAAGGACCCGGGTAAAATCAAGACCGCTACCAGCTT